CGTTCAGATCATCATTGTAAACCCCTTCAATGAGCCTGTTGTAAAAGGTAGTTGATAGGATGGGTTTGATGACAGTATCCTGTACCCTGCGAAGGGTTACTGAGATGATAGGATCATCTACGTTTTTATTTACGAAGCCGAGCTTCTTGATCGTTGCGATATCTATCAGGAATGAACTCATATCTATTAGAGTAAAAGTAAGTAGAAATGCGTATTAAATAATCTGAGCTGAATATCCTAAGTCTACAAATTTGACAACCGAATAATTCAAAGCAACCTCCAAAGATTGCACCTCTGTTTCAAGGATAACAAAATCGAAATTCAACGAATGCACCGTTGTATTGAGTTCATCATCTGCAAGGAACCTATCATGGTTAAGGTACGTCTTGAATGATGCCACAATAGTACGCCCGTCAGGGTTAGCAGTGAACTGCATACGGGCATAAACAGATGTTAGTTCAATGTCAGTACCGTGAATGTATATACTCTTTCCTGCGATGGTTATAGGGTTTCCGTTCTCATCCACTCCCTGAGTGTCTACACCCTTGCTTAATAGTATTCCCATTTAGTCTAATCTTTTATATCTCATTATTGAACCTTTCCAAGTGCGTGATGTTCTTCCAGCTCCTGCTGCGCTGTTAGCAAATTGAAATCTGCAAGTAGCATTCGCCGAAGCATAAAATGAAAAAACAACAAAAACGCCTATTAAATCATTTAAATCATTGTTTGGCGCGCCTGATGTAACTAAACCTACAGAAGCATTTGTATTTGCTCTTAATAATTGAAGCCCTGCACTTGCACTTGCACCTACATTCATTGCTGTACCATTCCCTAACATTGTCCCAGCGTCAACATTCAGCCTCCATGCAATATCTCCAAGTGTGCTATTTGCACTAAGTGTTAAATCCATTTCAACCATATAATGCCCCCCTGCAACAACAGAAAACTGCAAATGTGTGTCATCCTGCAAAGTAGCGTTATTCGTTACATCCTGATTCGCACTCTTTACAATAGTAGTCCATCCTGCTGGGTCTGCTGCCGTAGGTGTTGCCCAAGTGTTATCCCCTCGCAGAAATGTAGTATTGTTAGCCGTACCTGTTGCGCTTAACTCAGTTACGCCCACAGTTGCAGCATCAATATTCCACACCGTACCGCTTGAGGATACCGTTATATCTCCTTTATCTCCGTCAGTAAGTCCGACAACGTCACCGACAAACAAAGGAACTCCATCACTTACAGCCGTATCAAGCTGTGCCTTCGTAAACGAACCTAATGCAGTAGTGTTACTTCCCGCACTCGCTGTGATAGCTCCTGTGAGAGCTGACCTCTGAAGCAATGGAGTGCTGTCAACATAGGTTAATGATGTGTCAATCATTGCACCAACAGCATCCTGTGCCATCTCATCGGTGTATTGAGTTACATCACCAACAAAAAGAAAGTTGCCATCAGAGCAAGCTGCATCAAAATTCGCTTTGGTATCTGAGATCCCGTACCCGCTTAATGTGGTAGGCTCTCCTGTAACCTTGCTCCAGTCAACGTCATTTATCTTGGCATTAGTTACAGCATTGTTGTCAATGGTCCACACAGTACCTGAACCGCTGACTGTGATGTCACCTTTGTCCCCATCACTTACACCTGATCCCGTTACGGTTAAGTCACCGGAACCAAGTACAGATGAGCCGTTGATCGTTTTAATGTTAACGCCACTGATGAGCTTGTCCTGTATCAGCTTTCTGATCTGTGAAATCATCTTCTAACCGTTACGATATTTTGCTTCCAAATATGTCTGCATGAAGGTGTAGTTCTTTCAGTTAGCGGGTTTGTATACCATCCTCCACGGTACAGCCATACATCTCTTTCAACTGCTTTTCCAATCTCCTCGATCTCTTCCCTTGAGAATAGTTTATTACTTTCGACCATAACCTTACAGAAAGGTCTTGTTCTGTCATCAGGAAGTACAGCAGGACCAGGAATACCCGGCTTTTTCTCATAGCTGTAAAGAACTTCTATCTCTGTGATAACAACAGCTTCACGCTGACCTTTGTCAGTTAGCTCCCAGCCATCAATATATCCGTTCTCCTTTAGCTGAAACAACCTCTTTGAGAGATATACTCCTCCCTTGCCGATAGCCTTCGAGATCGCATCATAGCTCTCGCCATTCTTTATCATTTGAAGGATGTTTCTATCTTCATCTGTGACAGTCATGGCATACCTATCCTTTAGGAATGACTTTTTAAAATCCTCCTCATTATCCTCATCTGTGGAATATTCCCTCGATTCAAGTATGATGAACTCATCTTTGCTCCTCCCTGCCTTCTCAAAAGCATCCAATACAGGGTCCTCATTTGAGAATGCTGCTGGTGCTGTAACCTGTGAAGGGATAACATCCCCCGTAGGTATTGCAGCAAGTGAAGCGAGTGCTCTGATCTCATTGATAGTAAGATTCTCAAGGACCTTCCCTGCAAGTAGTGGACTCATTCCATTGAGAGCTGCACTTGTTCTGTTGGTTTCTTCGATATTCTGCTCAAGGTTCAGGATGTAATCTTTAAAGATCATTCCAAGCTCTTCCTTGTTCAGCTTCTTCCATGCCCAGTTGAAAGCCTCAGAGATGCTGTTCTGCCTATACTTCGCATAGTTCTCCTGAAAGAGCTTGTATGCTATCTCCATCTCTTCCTTACCTCCGAACATTGTCTCCGAAAGAACCCCAAACAAAGCGGGACTGATCACTGAATGAGCTATCATGATCTTGCGAAGAATCTCCTTGTTACTCTCAATGTACCGCTTATCAAGATCATTGCCGTTGAGCTGATGGATATCCGGTGCCTGATCTTTTCCTTCAGCGAATAGGATAGTGATCCCACCCTGTCGATCTCTTTCGGTAGCATCATTCTTGATTCGATTGATTATTTCATCCTCCTCCTGTTGCGTTTCAGGCACTCCATTGTTTAACGCTATCACAGCTCCTCCCTTGTAGCTGTTCACTACCTCGGAATAGGTGAAATAATCCATCTCAATACCTGCCATGATCGATGTGATAGCACCGCTGTAGGTAGGCGTTGGATAGTAGTTCGCTGTAAGTTCTTTCTTTCCGGGAATGATTCTTTGCTTTGGCCTTGTGATAGTATACATAAGTACCTCAGTATCCTCAGAGTTCATCTTCTGAATGTTCTTATACCTCCTGTAGCCTGTCTTCAGTGGGTCCTGCTTAGCTTTGGACCAGTCATCGGACTTCTCATACCATACACCATCTTCTGTTGCCCTGATGAGTTCAATATCGATAGGCTGACAGAACCATTTTCCTGTGACTAAATCCTTCTTAAACAGGACCGCATAAGCATCAGTGATCTCATTATCCCGGCAAATGATCTCGACAACCTCCTGAAGTGTGTAAGGGCTGCGGCCATTGGCCATCTGCTCTTCAGTATTCACCTGAATGCCTCCAGCTGTGATGAATTTTACCTTCTGATTAACGATTCCTGAATGCACAGGGTTATCAGAGTATAGGCCCATCAAAAATTGTGGATACAGGTTATCCGTACCCCAAAAAATAGCCCCTGTTTTTTTGTCTACTTTCTCAGTGGGAGCTGGTAATTTTGCCTCACGGTAAAGCTGTCGAATCATATATCGGTGTATTTGTGTCTGCTTCAAATGATGTATCAGGAGTTGGTTCCGCTTCGATGAGTCTCATCTTGCCATTCTCAACCAATACCCCTGAAGTGAAATCCTTAGAGCCTCCATCAGGCATCTGATAAACTTCGTATAAATAATCCCCAAGGAACTTGAAATCAATATCAACCCCCTCTTCAAGATAAAAAAGATTATACCTCACAGTAGATACGCTCTGATCGGCAAGATAGACCAGGTACTCATAGAAGTCATCCTGATCGAGCACAAACCTGAACAGCCAGTTATTCGGCAGCAGGGGAGTCGATAGCTCCGTTAATGTCAATGCTATCGTGTTGATCTGATCCTTCTTGAGCAGTATCATCCTTCTTCTTTTTTTTAGGTTTGTCCTCTTTGATTAGTCCTATTTTGATGAGTAGTGGCTTATTCGCCTCATTGACCTCGATCATACCCATCTTTGGTACTTTTACAAAATGTGCCATATAGCTACTTTAAAAAAGGGGAGGCTGTTGACCTCCCCCTCTAATTTACAAAAAAGAGTTAAAAGAATTACGGCTCCAATAATGCAGCTACAATAGTCGAGCTGATCTTCGGTGCTTTATTCTTTTCCTTTCCGTTAAATGTCAAAGTGTTGCCATTCATATCTTCGAATGCAGTACCCGGAGTTCTCTCATCCGTTACCTTCGCTCCATTAGTAGCGAAAAGCAGTTCATAAGTACCGTCATTCAATTTGGCAATCAATGAATGTCTCCCTGTTGCGAGCTCCTCGATCTGAACGATCATCTCATCTGTGTTGCCGTGAAGCAATACAGTTGCAACTTGCTGACGGCCATAAGCACCGGCAGCTCTCTCACCCACAGCAGTGTCAGTGAAAGTGGAAGTTTCCATCTCAACATTTAAAGGATAGGCATATTTTCCAGCTGTCAGCGTTAACGCAGTTACCTCACCGTTAACAACGGTAAAAGTATCTGTATTCGCTGTAGCATAAACGTACCATGTATCAACACCTCCAGCGGAGTCACACACAAGGTCATAACCGGATGTAATTTCACAAGCCATCTTTATCCTTTAGTTTTTTTAAAGGGAGAGCCTAAGCCCTCCCTTATTGTTAATATTATGCCTCAGCAAGTACCAGCTTCACGAAGTACTCAGGGAATACATAAGATACACCTGATCTCCACTTCACTCCGAAGCGTAGCTTCTCGTCAGTGTCATCGTACTTGAACTCAAAACCTTCATAGTCAGATGCAAGATCAGTACCGAAGAACATATAGTTGTAAGGTACAGCATACATCTTCTCAGTTCCATTCAACTGGCTGTACGCTCTCACTCGAGTGTTAGTAGTTGGAAGGATGAAAGAAGGCTCAGTTCCTGCCTCTTCAGAGATCGGGAAGTGATACTTATTATCAGAGAAGTTCTGAGCAATGATCTTACGGAAAGTCTCACGGCCACAGATTATTTCAACAGTTACATCGTTGTCGAACAATACTGAAGGGATAGCTTCGTAAACTTCCAAAGCAATATCCAAAGCGTTCCCAGATGTGATTGAAGTCTGAAGTGTGTTAGCATCAATAAGATCACCGTCATTATCCCACAGCTTCACGAATCCATTGTAGTGAGCAAGATCAGGGTTCAATGATGCAGTGTCACCGTTGAACATCAGATCCTGGTTCTTCTTAGCTGCCTTCTTGATGTAGTAAGCTGCCATGATGTCAGCGAAAGGAGCTTCGGTATCCTGAACATTTGCTCCAGCTGCATTCATCAGCTGTGCCCATGTACCGTTCAGATCTTCGTTACAGTAATCCTCCTGAATCTTAACTCGCTTAGTAGTCAAAGTTTCGTTAGTAAGGATCACACCTCCTGAAGGAGTCCACCCACAAGAAGTTGCAGCCTGAAGTGCAGGATCAGAAGTCAATACCTTGATCTCTTCAGAACCTTTTACGTTCTCCATGATAGAGATTCGAGAAGTCAAACCGGAAGCATATACAAGATCAGTAAGCATCTGATCTGACTGTGCATCCGTGTACGGAGCAAGCCCTTCAACATCATAGTCGAATCGCTCCTTTACAATTGCGTTTAGTTTTTTCATTGTTTTATTTGTTGTTAAAATTTTACTTTTTCAAAAGGTCACGGTAAGAAGTCGCTACGGATGTAGCTGCCTTTGGAGCTGCACCAAACTTCTCACCTTTGTTGTTTACTTCGATCTCAGCTTTCAAAGATGTGATCTCCTTCTCCATTGCGATGAAACGATCATTGATTTCAGATGTCTGCTTTCGCATAGCATCGGCAACATCCACTTTCATCTCATTGATAGCATTTACTACCAGTGTAGCGACATCATAAGCTGCACCCATCTCTAATCCTGTCTGCTCTGCGATGATCTCAGTAGCTTTCTCCAATGCTTCAGATACTTGCTCAGCAGGGATAGCCTCGAATTCATTCTCTGATTCAACAGCCTCTTCTTCAGGTTCCATCGTTTCAATATCTACTACGGCTGTAATGATGCCGTTGCTGTCCAAAGTGATCACCTTCACTGAACCGTCCTCAAGTGTTAGCTCATGCTCTCCTTCAGGTGCCGGGATACGCTCCCCTTCAAGCTCGATGAATACAGCTGTACCCTCGATAAGATCACCTTCGTAGAACACCGCCACACCTTCAGCTGTAACAGCCTGAGCGAAAACTTCTTTCTTTGGCTCTTCTCCTCTGAAAAGGTCCCAAATACTTTTAGTTTGCTTGTTCATATTTGTTTTAAAATTGATTTTGATTTTCTCAAACCATCCCTCCACTGAGAATCCTCCGAACTGCCCCTGCTTTACCTTCTCCCACAGCGCATCGTCTTCGATGAAGTAACTGCCTATCCATGAGCCATCCTGCAAATGCATAGCTTCAAATGCTTCAGGGATGTTGGGGAGCTTCGGATCACTATTTGATGCGATGTAGCTATCTACTAAAACAGCACCTTTCTGCACCTTCTTAGGGTCATGCATCAGGTTTAGGTTCTGATTGAATCCATTCTTAAAGAATTTCTTCCTTATCAGTTCAATGGTTTCAGCCTTGAAGATCACATAATGATCACCGAGGTCTTTATCCCATCGGTAGATTGGCTGATTAGCTGCAATCATTACACCTGTGACGATACGCTTTTCATCATTGAAAGAATAACGTACTGTGTCAGCATTGAAATAGATCATTCCCTTCATGTGAGCAGGGATATCGACAAAGGAATTGAAGTCAACTCCTGTCTGATCGTTCTCGTTAACACCTATCCAAAAATACTGTGCCATATCTATTAGAGTAAATTGTCAAAATATGTGCATTATTACCCTCCGAACGTAGCCAGAGATGTCACCTTTTGGCTCATGGTCTGCTGTGCTGTGATCTCTGAATCGAGGACATAGACCTTATTCCCTGCCTGAGATCCTGCTCCCGGTAATCCTGCTGTGAGTGTAGTGTTGGCATTCACTTCAGGAGTAGGTACCGATGGCACTCCCTGCGATGGAGCTGGTACTGAAGCCTGTGACCCACCTCCTGAACTGCCGCTGAACTGAGTCTGTGCTATCTTTGCGATGTTAGTCGCTGCGAATGCTGCTGCAAGTCCTGCCTGAATAGCTGGGTAAGCAGGGAATACTCCCGTGATAGGTGATCCCTGTGCAGTCTTATAGGCATTGATAGTACCTTCAATTCCTGCCATTGTTGCGGAGGAGATCTTTGCAGCCTTGTCCACATTGAATGCTATCTTTGCAGACTTTTCATTCTTCTTGCCGAATAGCTCAGTCACATTACTGATAAGGTCAAGAGCATCGAATGCAATCTGCTTCTTTGCTTCAGCTACTTCTTTATCGAGTTGTTTCTTTTTCTCAGCTGCTTCCTCTTCAAGCCTCATTTCTTCATCGAGCTTTGCATGAAGGGCTGCTATCTCTGCATCAAATAATGCTTGTTTCTGCTGAAATTCTTTCGCTAATTGATCAGCAAATTCCTGATCATATTTTGCCTGTGCTGCATCCAGTTCGGCCTGTGTTTGTTTCTGCTCTTCAGCTATTCTCTTTGCTTCTTCTTCTGCCTTCTTTCTATTCTCAGCTGCTTTCTCTCCTTGCTGCCTGTTCAGGTCAATCTGCTCAGTCTTCAGATCGATCACCGCTTCACGTTGTGCCTTCAGTTCTGATGTCCTCGCCTTGAGCTGTTCATTGATAGCTCCGATCTGCTCGTTGCTCTCCTTGTCGATGTTCTTCAGTTCCTCACCGAGCTTGTTAATCTCCTTCATGTGATAGGCCTTCTGTATATCAGTTACAGATCCCGCCCATGCCATGTATTCCTGCCTGATCATCTGAGCAATCTCCAGCTTCGCCTGTTCCTGAGATAGCTTCAACTTCTCCTTCTGAGCATTCAATGCCCTCACAGCTGCTGCATCCTGCTGTATTGCAATCTCAAGTTCCTTGATTTTCTGAGCATTGATGTCCTTCTGCACCTTGATGGCATCCTCACCCATAGCCTTCCTTCGGGCTGCTTCCTGGTCAAGCCTTTTCAGGTTAGCATTCAGGCTCTTGTTCTGCTCTTCGTTGGCCTTTGCAAGGCTCTTGCGATAATCTTCCGCTGCATCACCTTGCTTCTTGAAGGCTGCTGTCACCTTCGCCCCTTCAGATTCCATGCTCATGAAGAGCGAAACCAAAGCTGTTACCCCTGCGATGATGGCAACAATAGGGAGAGCAAGCATGGCAAGTCTCAAAGCCTTCATTGCTCCCGTAGTTCCTCCCACAGCTGCTGTGTAAACAGTCTCAAGGGCTGTCATCACCTGAGTCTGCAAAGCCCTTGCCTTCATCATCAGGAATGATTCCTTCTCAAGGGCTGATCTTATCTGCTCGACAGATGAAAGCAGGGTCTGAACTGCCATCAGCTTCTGAAGGCTCTTCTCAAGCTCTTCACTCTCAGAACCGAGTAAGGCCATAGTACCCTGCATCACCCCGTATCCTGCTGCTACAGATGATCCGAGCTGTAATGCTGCCTGCATACTTGCTCCATCAGTACCAGCATTCGTGATCTCAGTACGCAAATCACCGATGGTATCCTTGAGTTCACCGGCTCTTTTGATAGCTTCCTGTCCAACAGGTGATTCACGCCCCGCCTGTAAAGCAATAGTCTGGTATTCCTTGACCGCTTTCTGAGCTTCCCTCATGTTCATCGTACCTGATGCGACCTTCTTATTCAGTGCATCAAATCGAGCTGCTACATCAGTGCCTATCCCGGAGGCTGCCTTGTCAATATCTCCGAGCTCCTTCTCTACTTTGTTAAGGTCATTGACCGAGTTACCCGTGTCAACACCTACCTTGAAAATTATTTCTTCAGCTGCCATTATGCGTATACTCTTATTTCAATGGATGTATCCTCAAGTACTGCATTCGTTGCTACAAATGAGGTATTGAATGTCTCAATGACGATATCATTTGAATTAGTTCTGTGAACCTTAACAAGCCCCTGCTTCGGGAAATTATTCATGACTATGTAGGTCTTATCAGCAGTCCACTCCCCTGTGAGGGTGATCTTGTAATCACCTACACCTGTATAGCTGAAGGTAGGTGTACCGCTCAAGCTGTTCTCAAATACATCCGCTGTTGGAGCTGATGTTGATAGTTGTGTTAGGTTTGCCCTGTATACCTTGCATTGAGCTGTTGAACCTACGTTGTAAATAGTAGCACCGTTGCGAGTATACATCAATCCTGTGTCAGTATCCTGATATAGCTCCCCTTCGTAGATGTCCGTATCTATCCAGTCACCATTCCTATGGTCTGCGGATGCGGGGATGGTAGGTACACCTTGCCCCGTCTTAATGATCATTCTTGCATAATTATCACAGCTCATTTTATCCTCGTATTAATTTTGTAAACTTTCCATTATTTGCAGGGGGTGATGCAATCACCGGAACATCTATTCCTATATTACCTCCAGGTGATGTCACAGGTGGATCAGCAAAGGGAATCGTTGGAGGTATCCTATCCGTTGTCACCTTCACAGTGCTTCGCTTCTTTGCAGCTATCACCTTTACCAGCTCGATCTCAGTTGTTGGCTGAACATCCGCTGAAAACTCCTTGATCTCATTCAATCGGAACAGGGCACCATCGATCATGAGTAGCTTTCTCCAGTCTCTATCCTTCACATCGATCTCATCCCACTTAACTGACAGCGACCACATAGCAGCTGCCGGAGATGTCATCTCAGTGATGAACTGTGAATAATATTCCGAATAGCAGTTCGCAGTTGTCACAACAGATGCCGTATAGAATACCTCATTGACGAGCTTGAAAGACAGATCGAAGTCAGGATCCTGCCAGTCATCAAAGTGATGCACACATGGATATGCTGTCACCGTTTCGCTGTCATTATCATTCGTATCCCTTAGAACAATGCTGCCAGTCTTTGAACCGTTGCGCAGCATTATTCGAGGGGGACCAGCTTGAGGTCTTATCACCCCTGCATCATTTTTGATGAATCGAGGGATAAGAATACCGGGAGCAATCTCATAAGGAATAATAGTACCCCATGCAAGCTCTGTCTTTTTTTCTCCTTTGGAATAATAGCTTCCCTGCTGGAAGGAATAATCACCGTAGCTCTCCTCCCACTTTGCAAGGTATCTCTCAGCATCATAATCCTTAATCTCTTTAAACTTCCAACTCAGAACCTTCTCATAATCGTTTGCGATAGGTTTGGTCTTGATGACCTTGCTATGATCTACCAGCTTTGTAATATCAGTGAACTGTGATGTAGGTAGGTAGTAATCCATTAAAGGCTCCACCTTGACAACATTGTCAATATCGATCTCCCCGACATACAGATTAAACTGCCTGATCACGGAAAGAAGGAACTCATCAGCCCTCATTGCAGGAACAAATACCGACAGATCAACAGTATCCCCATCTGATACGGTAGTATTCAGGCAGGTCATGTCGATGGTTATCGGTGTATTCGTTGTGATGTCAACAGTCACAGGCTGAACTGCTATACCTGTACCGAGAGAGAACTCAGCGGAAGGTATCAATAGCCTGAAGGTGATCACATCACCACTCTGAGCATTGAAATTGAAAGTAGTACCTACATTCAGGTTCCATGTACCTGTCGCAGTATTGCTGTATGTCGATGATGTTTTGATCCTTTGCCAAAATACCCCGTTCTTAAATACCCTCAGTTCAGGGTTTGCAATCCTTGAGAATGTCATCGTGCCATAGTTCACGCTGTAATCAAGTACAGCATTCACCGTCATCTGATACGTTGCACTCTTTTGGATGGTAATCTCTCCATCATCCCACTGACCGAGGAGATCCTGAGTCATGGTATAGGTGAAGGTATCATCATCAAAAGGATTCGATGCACTCCCTACAATACCGCTCAAGGTGACATTGCTCCCCTGAATGCCTCCGGGGAATAGTTGCATAGGATAGGTGAAGTTATAGTCACCATTGTCAAGATTGACCAGTACCTGGTTAATGAATGCAGGGCTGATGCTCTTGAGATCACCTCCTCCATATCCTATCAATAGACTCTTGAAAAGAGTAGTTTCAAGGAATGTACTATCCCACTCAATACCGATGTATTCAAAGCATTTTTGTAATGTTTCGTAAACATATACATAGGGCACAAAATCAATAGTTCTGAAGATCAGGTTTCCCGGTCTTCCGAGTCCACGCTCGATCAGTGGATAATAATACCCTGTACCGATTGATGCAGTCCATGAGTTCTTAATGTTGGTCCTTGTAAGTGTATGCTCATAAGCTGACCAGTCGAACTCATTGATACGGACCTGTGCAAGGAGCTGAAATACATCAGCGTTATCACTCAGGATCGTGACGTTGTATTTAATGACACCATTCACAGCGTTAACCTCGTTGAGCTTCATTATTCCATCGAGCACCTTGATGCCTCGCTTTATGAGCTGAACAGTCGCCTTCGCTGTGGCATCGAAGTTAATGCCATTGGCTGTCGATGTCATTGAGAATGCACCCTGAAAGAATGCATTGTTATTCATCGTATCAGGAAGATCTACTTGCTTTGAGAATGACTGCTTTCTCTTTGTCGGGTCTTTGATATCTGCAATGCTGAAAGATATCGGTACCGGAATAGCCTCGAACAAGTCAAGCGAATACCCATCAACTATCAGTTCATCTGTCATAAGCTGATACCATTATGGTTATTTACAAGCTGAAGATCCACAGCCTCAGAGATCAGCTCCTCCCACCTTGCATATTGATACTTGCCTTGTGTGTTGGTGATCTTGACAGGTATCTCATCCCCTGAATCGAACAGATAGAACCTCGGTGCTTTGTAGCAAGTGAGTAGAAAATGCTGTTCAGTTTCCGTGATCCAATCTGTGTATATGGTCATCTTGTCAGTTTGCTGTGTTCCCACTCTGACATTCCCGGCATCATTGAGATCATAACTGAATATACTACCATTCCAACTGCCGAATTTACGTGTATAGCTCCGCTCAGTTACATCAAAAGACTCCTCAAGGTTATGAGCAAAGATAAAGCTATCCCACGCACCGAGCTGATTGATCCATTCTAAGGTGTATGCTGGATTGCATCCTATATCATAGAACCATATTGTATATTGTTTTGAACCGCCTATGTATACTTTAACTCTATCAGCTGAAGCAAGAGATAAAGGTGAAAATCCGCAATCATTCTGTAAGGTGTAGCTGT